AATGGGATCCCCCTGCGTCAGGTGCCAGATACCGGTTACGGTCTTACCCGTTTCAAGATCTTCCGTTTCTCCATCGGTATAGTAGGCAACCTGAACCCTGCCGTTGTGCTGTATCCAGTAATAACCCTCTTTCATACCTTCCTCCCTCCTTACTGTGAAGAGAGTGTAGCCATTCTGGTTATGGGTTGGTGTGAGGAATACTGAATTATGAATGTAGCGATAAACTGGTCCGCCATCGAGGATTTGAACCCCGAACCACAGAGGTAGAAGCTCCGTGCTCTCTCCTGTTGAGCTAATGGCGGAAAAAAAAGACCAGCAGTGAATGCTGGTCGTAAATGCCGTTGTATACACATTGGGCGTTTGCCCACGTCACTCTAATTATGTTTCAAGATCATTATAGCACTCACCCAAGCGACAGGGTGGCGAATGCAGGCAATAAAAAACCCCGCCGAAGCGAGGTTTCAGAATTTGTTTGATAAAGGCTTTTCGTCGCTGCCATCGTGGCGCAGCTCTGCCAAGCATGAATGGATTATTCATTTTTCTGGCCCGTTTTCAACTCCTTCTTAAAAATATTTAACATGCCTCTCACTTTTGCCCGGCTTCTATCTGCCGGCGAACAGCCAGAAATACCTTCGCCTGGAAGATTTCAAGGCACCAACGCACCCGCTTACGCGCTTCTCCGTCGGTTAGCCAGGGAGCCACGTGCTGCAGTTCCCGGGTGATGTCGGAGATCTTTTTACGGGTGGTGTAAAACTGCATGCCGACCACATAAACCGGATCGTGCTGGTCGAAGGTTTTCAACATGACCTGCTCGATAAAGTCAGCATCATCACGGCGCTCGCTCTCTTCGATTAACTCTGAGAGGCTCACCGGCCACAGAATGGCCCGGGCACGCAATGCCGCCTGCACGCCACGGAACCCCTCGTCCCTCGCCTGACCCAGCGCCTCAGTGATGCGCGACAGCTGACTGTCCGACCACTCCGATTGCTTGACCTCAGACCAAAACTGGCTGCAATTCTCCAGGCGGTATTGCGCCCGGGTTTTCCCTCCGACGCATTCTCCCCAGACCGTCAGCAGAGATTTGATCCAGGCAGACTGGACGCTCTTCAATGGTGTGAACTTCCCGAGGTAACTTTTCCTCGGTGCTGCAGCTGCTTTACCCAGACCTTCGATATGAATGCGGCGTTGACGTGGTGTCATCCTGTACTGCTCCTTAAGCCAGAACGCCGAGCGCAAAGGCCCGGTCCAGCACTCTGATTATCATTTCCGGCTGAGTACCGTGCTTACGCTCGAATTTCACCGGATCGTTATGTAGTTCGGTATGGTGCTGCCGGCACAGGGGGATCACGAGACTGTCGTGCGCCTTCGTTCCCATGCCTCCCTGGCCCCAGCCGATTAGATGGTGTGGATCATCTGACGGCCTGCCGCAGCACTCGCAGGGCTGCGTCTTAACCCATGCCAGATATTTGGGTTTGTCCCAGCGGGTCCGCTTTGGCCGCTTCATCAGGGTCTGCGGGGACTCGGGATCCACCAGTACGCCCACGACTGGCTTAATGGCTGGTGGCGCACCTGCAGGTGTTGCAGGTGTTGCAGGTAGCGCGCGGGCCTTGTCGGCGATGATGCTGGTGGCCGGTACCGACGGTACGATCTCGCTCTCACGGTACGTTTGTTTCTCCGCCGGCAGGCGCAATGCATCTCGGGCAACGGATTCAGGCAGCGCATCGGTGACGCCGGTACGAACAGCCCACCAGCACAATTCAGCCAGTGATAGTTCACGGGCTTTGTCGAGCGCCAGCGCCACTCGGGCGATGTCCAGCACCCAGTCGATGACGTTCTGACGCGCCAGCTCCGCCAGACGTTCGGTGTACTGCTCGCGCAGCCGGTTGTCGCAGTGGCCACAGAGAAGGATCGCGCCGGGCTCGTGCCGCATGGTGGTCAGTTCGTGATAGTGGTAATCGCTGTGCTGGTACTGGCAGGTACCGCCGCCGTGGCGCAGCAACCAGTATTCCAGGCCAGCCAGCCCGCCAGCAGCGGTGATCACCTTTTCGTGGAGGAAGAACGGACGCAGGGCCGGGTTGGTCGCCAGCGGCTGCCGCAGATCGGGAACTCGCCCGGTCTCAAAGCTGGCCATGCTGGCAGGCTGGCTCTCCACCAGCACGCGCCCTGAGATGAACATGGGCATCAGCTCGCTGCCGGGCTTCAGCAGCACAACGCCCAGCTCCCGGGCGATAACCGGTTTCAGCAAGGCGCGCATCAGTCGATCTCCCCGATGATGATCTGCCCTACCTCACCCCAGCGCTTCGTCACGCGGGAATCCCAGATATGAGCGTCATCGGCATAGATGGCATCCATCAGGGCTTTCTCCAGGTTATCTTTGTCGGGCTTCTGCTGATGGGGTTTCCCCGCCATCTCCTGGCGCTTCTTCTTGCTCCAGCTCGGGGGCATCGGGAGAATAAACGTAATGTGTGCGCCCGCTTCCGGTAGTTCGACGCCCAGTAGCCGAACGTGATCGCAGAACGCACGGTACCGGAGAACTTCCGGCCGCTTTTTCCACTTATCAGCGCGCGTCATTCTGGGTTTGCCCATCGGGGTGATGTTGTAGGTCTTCACGCTTCCCTCCAGAGCTTTTGCTGGTAGGTTTTATCTTGGCGCGGGGCTCTGTTGGCCTCAGGCAGATAAGCGGTGAGCGTCCAGTGGATGAGATCGAAATCGAGGCTGCGCACAGTTCGCACGTCATTGGCGCGATAGCGGGCCTCGAGTTCGTCCACTTCTTTCGTAGTGAGCTGCGTGTGGATAAAGCTGGTTTTCTTCATGCTGCCACCTGTAAGTGCGCAGGCAAAAAGAAACCACTGATTCCGAAAGGAACCAGATTAAGTGTTTGTTTGGTAGGTTTTTGCGCCATGGTATCTCTCCAGTGGCGCAGCAGGTATAGGTTGTTCAGGCCTATGACGGGAGTGTAACAGAATTCTGCGAAACGCGATAACCAGCCCGCTCCAGCATCAGCGTGAAGAGTGACGGCGTTCCTACAATTTCATCGGGCTGGAGCGGCATAAACGATACTTCGTCACCACGTCTGTACATTAACGCTCGCTCGCATTCCGGAAATGTGTGCAGTCGTGCAACGATAACCCCATCGTGACATCTGATGACCGCATAGCCCTTTTTTGGTAATTCTTCTGTTTCTTTCACCGCACCCCTCCACCCGGGAAACTAATTGCATGCTGTATCAATAAAACCAGTCGTCTGCGCTTTCCCAGGTCTGCTGAAGGATTTCTTCAACCGTCTTTTTAACCTCTTTCTCACCACCATAAACACTTAACCCATCCGAGCCTGCGCGACGTATCACCAGACTGCAATCATCGAACTGGTTCTGGAGTCGTTTTAATAGTTCTTTTTCCAGTGCCGGAACCGCGCCCTTAGGAAGTTCTTTAGTACGATCAATGGTTAACTCAACTTTCATCATTGCCTCCGCTGCATCAACTGTATATCCATACAGTATACCTGTGAGCTGATTTGATCAATGTTTTAAGCGCACAAAATGCCTGGCGAATTTGAAAAAAAAGAAAGTAAAGCGCCACAGTGCGCTCATGAAAAAGGCCTCCGAAGAGGCCCTGACCGGGTCGATATGGGAATCCCCATATCGCTTGTATGGTAGGTTGTGCGGTCTGCTCCCGCGGTTCGCACATCTCCAGCAGTTTTGCTTTTACTAGCACCTCAGTGAACAGCGGTGGGACGGTCTTGCCGCAGCGGGCCAATTGCTTATCCTTCGCGAACTACATTCTGCGATAGTCTTGGTCGACAATGTACCAGCTAAGGGAGTCATAGGCGCAGTACAGCTCCCCATGCAGCCTGCCATAGGCGGTAAGTTGATCTCTAAGTATCATTTCATAATTAGAGTTAAATCATATTTAGACAATAACTCTACTTCTTAATCCTTTGAAAATGATAAATTATCTTATATTGTGTTGGGCATAAAGTAGTGGTGGAACTAGCAGGATGTCATCCTGTCATATTGCGCGACTACTACCCCTAAAGCTCGATAAGGATCGATACATGAAAGGTAATGTTCTTGGCGATATTCGTGCTGAACATGACGAAAAAATGCTTGAGGCTTCATTCTGGCAAACTACTGATTATAAAGCCCTTTTGGAATCATATGATAGAAGTATCGTGGTTGGTCGAAGGGGGACTGGTAAAAGTGCCTTGGTACATATGCTTTCTAAACACTGGAATGCAAAACCTAAAACTTATGTAATGACGATAAGCCCTATTGAAGAACAGATAATTGGTTTAAGAGATGTTGTTTCTCTCTTCGGTGAAAACTATTTACATATCAAAGCTGGCAGCAAGCTGGCTTGGCGTTATGCTATTTATATGGAAATATTATCCGAAATCGCCAGTCATTATAAAATGAAAAATGACTTAGACTACAAAAGCGTTGAGAAGCACTTATTATCTTGGGGGCCTAAAAGGCAAAATATAAGCAGTAAAATCAGAAAGAAACTTATCAGTATCCTTGATGCAGGGAAAGATGTTAAACCTGCAACAAGAATATCTAATTTATCAGATGAATTTGAATTGGATTTACTTGAGGAGGTTATATATGAAGCCATTAACAAATCAAATAATCAATTTGTCATTTTTGCTGATAGATTAGATGAAGGTTATACACCTGATGATCTTGGAGTGGCAATTGTCGATGGTTTTATCCAGTCTGTTATTGACATAAAACAGAATCTACAGGAGAAGGTAATAGCTTTTGCTTTTGTTAGAGATAACATTCATAGAGCTATATCAAAAATGGATCCTGATTTTACAAGAAACATTGAAGGCCAAGTCTTAAGATTGCACTGGGATGAGTATAATCTTTTCAATCTTGTGTGTAATAGAATGAGAGTTGCTTTTGATTCTAGTATTGAGAACAATACACGTGTTTGGAATGCTTACACAGCCAACGAACTACAGTCAAACACAGGTTTCAAAGAAACCCTAAAATTAACACTTTACAGGCCAAGAGATATTTTGGTATTGCTCAACGATGCGTTCTTAAGAGCAGCCACTCAAGAAAGAAAAAAAATAATCATAGACGACATTAAGGCCACCGCAAATACTATATCTCAAAATAGATTAAACGATTTGCTTAAGGAATATGAAAATGTCTTCCCTGCTTTAGATATATTTACGAGTCTATTTTCTAATAGCAATTCAGATTTCAGCATATCACAGGCCTCGAACATAATTAATCAAGCCTTTGACATTAAAGAGGTTAATGATAAATTAAAACTGCAAGATCTGCTTTTATTTGAGGATCCAGTTCAGGTTATCAAAAGACTTTATAGCGTTGGATTTTTTGGTTTATATAATCAACATTCCTCATCCTTTGTTTTTTGTCATGATGGAAAAGAACCAGATAAAGACTTTACTTCCAACTCAAGATTATTAATACACCCATGTTATTGGCTTGCTCTGGGGGTTCATGAGTCCGAGATAACCTCGGAAACCGCAGATGATATTCATGATGAATATGATATTGAGGTTAGTTCTGTATCCGTGGAACAGCGAAAACAGAGAATAGGATCGTTGCTCCAGGAATTAAATGACATTCCAGAAGGGATTGAAGGCGCGGTTGACTTTGAGGCGTGGGCATTAAAAGCAATTAAGATTCTATTTGCTACAAATCTAGGAAATATAGAGTTGCACCCAAACAAAAATGGACTGCAACAACGAGATATCATAGCCACAAACCTTGCAGAAACCACTGTTTGGAAAAGAATCTTAACCGATTATCAGTCTCGCCAAATTATTTTCGAAATAAAAAACTATAAGGATTTGGGTGCGGCAGAGTATCGGCAAGTAAACTCCTACTTGTATAAAGACTACGGGAGGCTAGCGTTTATAATTAATCGCGATCACACTGAAAACTTAGAAAAGCATAAGGAACTCACATGGGTTAAGGAACTTTATGATAATCACAATAATTTAGTTATAAAGTTGCCATCTAAGTTTTTAGAGAGACACTTATCTAAAATGCGCAGTCCTCAAAAACATGATGAAGTTAACAAGCAGTTGAGTAAATTGCTGGACCAATATATCCGAACGTATTTAAATAACAAATGTAAGTAAGTAAAAACCTAGATAAAAATATAGCATTTCACTTATTTAATAATTATATATTTTTGCATTTTTTTAAAATGCATTATTTAGAAAAATGATAGGCCGGAAGGTAATACAACGATTAAATGTTGTCTTGCGCCGGCTCTTCGCAAAGAGCAGACTATGCTCTATTCTTGTAATGCCGCAGTATGCAACATTACAGGAAACATGCGGTAGCAATAATTTTTACGCTTTCTCAGGGAGATGTAGGCTGATTAATGCCTGGACCACTCCCGATAATTTTGTGGATCTGATAGCCCTGCCAGTTCTGGTGGCAAACTTCAGCCATATCGCGATTCTGGCATACCACCGGCATAGGGTTGATGCGTGCCTCCCCGCCAGGCTGCGTGACATAGACCGGGTGGTGGCGCTGGCCGATGTTTTTCCAGCCCCCACCACAACGAGATGCTCTAGCAGCCGGCAGGCCTTTTTGCTTTCGCAGGCCAGCATTAGGCGAATCTGACGCGTGGTGATCTCGCCACCGTAGTGGATAGCGCGGATGATTACCCAGAGATTATTGCTTGCCATCGGCTATGCCCTCCCTGCCATACGTAGGCACTCTTTACGCCGTTTGGCGATCCGAGCAACTTCCACAGCACTGCAAGCGATTCCGAACATGTCCGAATACACCGCTGCGGCGAGACGCCACAGCCCCTTTTCTTCCAGCTCCTTCGCTTTCTGTTCAGCGGCCTGCATCTTCACCGGATCGCTTTTCTCCTCCATGCACGGAAGGATCACATCCGGGATGTCGGCATGGGCCACGGCCGCATAGGTGTACTGGACGCTGTTGCGGGAGCGGGTTATCACCCCGTCGTCACTCAGCTCGCGCAGCAGCTTGCCAGCTGTTGCACCTGACATATCCAGCGCTTCGGAAACGTCGCCGACGGCGCAGTTAGGTTGGTAGCGCACAAAAACTGCCACCTGCTCTTTCTGGGTTAATTGTTTGGTCATTGGTCATTACTCGATTTAGTTGGTTAAACCTGCCGCTTTGCGGCGTTTGTACTCTTCCATCAGCAGCTGTGCCGGAGTTGGCCCTGCCGGGTGCTGCGGCGCTGCAAGCTGGCGGCGAATCGGCGGTACCGAAAGGCCGTTACTGACGTGCTTGCTCCATTTTGTTAACAGCTTCTCTGCCAGTTTTTTCAGCTCCCCCTCAGTCATCTGGCGCTCCACGCCCGTTCTGCGCATCTCAATGCAGATGTGATACAGCACCGGTTGCGGCCACGGATATTTATCGCTACCTGAGTACCGGTAAGACTCGTTACGCCAGCGGCGGTACTCACCCATGACACTATCGGACGTCAGGCCGAAGTGGTTGGCACCGCTTTCTGAAACGAGCGATACAAACTCAGCGAGATCAGGCGGCCATGTGTTTCCAGCGGCGCAGCGCTCCATGCACTGCTGGCAGACCAGCTTGATTTGCTTTTCAGTCATCGAACCTATCTGGGCGATCCAGAGCGCCGACGGCTCCGCCCCATTCTTCTGCGTCCACCGGTTCGAGAATATTTCCCCCATGACCTGCCACAGGCGCCATGCCGTTTCCGTTGCCATCAAGTCCATTGCGACGTCTCCACTCTGCGTGGGCTGACTGAATCTGCTGAACAGCCCTGGATGCTGTAGGCTCTCCCCGAACTCCTGCATTGTCCTTACCTCCGGTTTCCGGTTGTTTTTTCGATCTCACCAGCACGATGTGCCGGGCAAATTTCTGTTCCCACTGAACCTGGGTGAACACCTTCCCCTCTGACTCCCAGTACGACGCGAACTCAGCGAGCTCTGTGACAAAGTAATCAGGGTCAGGCAAAGCTATCCCCCACATTGCCGCGCGCTGGCGAAAATCTCTGGATGGTAGCCACACGCTGGTCATCTTGAATTTGCCGATTGGTTCATCCAGTCCGTCAACGTATCTCGGAGCAACGGGTTCATCTGGTAAACCAGCAACCTCAGAATTTTCATTCGCGCCCGCGTTAAGAGAGGGGTTTAAGATCTGTTTACTGCTTACTGCTTTCTGGATACCTGATGGCAAAGGGCAAGCCTTATCCTTAGGCAAAGGCATAGCCTTGTCGTATGCCTTACCCATAGACTCAGACACCCCATAACACGCGGCTTGTAGCGCCGCCCATGCCTCCCATTTCAGTTCACACTCGGGCAATAATTCGAAGGCCCGCGCCCATGATTTGATCACATTCACTGAAGCCGGCGGGTTATGTGCCGCAGCCTTAGGAAGCCAAAAAACTCTGGCTTTCAGGTCGGCTTTAACCATGCCTAAAGCTAAGCCTTCGCCTAAGGCAGAGTCGAAGGCTTCCAGTTCCCACCCCAGCTCTTCAGCCAGCGCCGCTCGACCGCCTTTGAACAACCCAGGGATAATCCCGGTGAACGGGCTGGTCAGCAGATAAATAAACAGGCTTTGCCCGCTGGGCGGCAAAGGGGACAACGCGCGAAACTTTGGATCATCCCACATGGTGATCTTTACCTTGCGGTAAGGCTCATTCGTAGCCTTACTTTTAGGCATCGCCTTAGGCAAAGGATTAGACATATCTCACCTCGCGGTTAATGGTCGTATAACTCATTGGTCAAAACTCGATTACGTAAAAAGTGGTGCCAGCGCCTGGAGGTGAGCAATCACCACGCCGGCCAGTTCTCCTGGCAGCAGGGCTGCATTGGCAAGAAGGTTTTCAAAACCCTCCTTCGCCTGCTTCTTGGTTGGCATGCCCAGCAACTTCGCCTGGTGATGCTCGCCGCACTCTTTTATTGCGTCAGCCACCAGCTCGATGTCGGTTTTACCCTGACGGAGGCCGTGTTTTCTGGCGATCTCAATCGGCATTGCTACGCTGATCGCATTCGCGAGTTGCATGACATAAGCCGTGTACTTGCTGGAATTGGTTTCGTTTTTCAGGTAGCGGTAAAGGTTTTGTTTGTTCACGGTGATCCCTCGCCCGCCTTCTTTGGACCACTGCTCAGCCACCAGCTGCGTAACAACGTCCTGCGCCTGGCCCGGGATACTTGCCTCCCACTCACGAACGGCAGACAGAATCGTGCGATGGCGCGTTGAGTCCTGGCGCCGATGCTCAATCTGATTTCGGGTTTTCAGCGGTGCGGCCTTCTGCCGGTTAAGATGTTCAAACGTTACTGATTGCATTATTAGGCTTCCTTTTGAGGCAAACCATCAGTGGGGTTCGGGTAGAGATCGGGGCGCAACTCGTGCGGAGTTACTTGCCAGTCCAGAGCCCTGCAGGCATTAAGAACTTCAGTGCTGGCAACTTGAGTGCGAAACCAGACTGATACTGTCTGCGAGTTCTTACCCAGGCGACGAGCTAGTTCAGACTGACTTCCACACAAAGAAATAATTTTTTGTTGAATGGCTTCGTTCATGGTTCCTCCTAGTTTAGGAATCACATGATTGATAAATAATTTGTCAATGTCAAGAAACTTAATCAGTCACAACTGAAAAGAAACTTTGTATGCTTGCTGATAGGTTTAATTTGGATCCGAATATGAACTTCGAAGAACGACTATTAAGAGCTCTTGAGGAAGCTGGCATATCTCAATCTGAGTTAGGCAGGAGAGTTGGCGTCAATTCTCAAACAGTCAGTAACTGGTGTAATACAGGTAACTTTCCTCGCAAGGAGAAGCTCGCATTATTCCCTCAAGCCCTTGGAAAACCACTGTATTGGTTCTTCATGACTGACGAAGAAGAGGCTCAACTTAAGGCCGCTACAGCCAGCAAAACAGTGTTAACTGAAAAGCAGGCTGCTTTACTAGAGGTGTTTGATCAGCTTCCAGAGGTAGAACAAACACGCTTTGTTCAGTCGGCTAGTGATCGCCTCGAAGAGCTCGATAGGTTTATGGCTGAGTTCTTGAGCAAGAGAAAAATAGAACTGACCCCGAACAAAGACTAAGACAGAACCAAAAACGCCGCTTTTAGCGGCGTTTTTTTTGTGCTTCACCAACCTAAAATCCCTTCTAAAACAATCATTGAAATAAAATATGTCATAATCAGTTTGACTGATGACAAATTTATTTGTAGTCTGATTTCACAAATTCAGTCATCCAGGCAGGACCCCCACGAAGTAGCTGCCGGCGGCATATGAATCACCGGATGAGATGACAAAAACTAACGCGCAGCAGGCTTTACCGTTCCGTCGGCCAGACGCAAAGGGCAACAAGGAGATAACCATGATCGACTACGCACGTAACCCCGTTAAACAGCAGGCTATTCGCCTCAACATCGTTGAAGTCCTGATCCGCAAGTTCTGCTACTTCATGGCGCAGAAAGGTAATCCAGAGCTCAACGCATGACCTCGTTTTTCGCCTTAATCGTTACCGTCTGCGCCCTCACCGGGGAATGCTCAGACATCATGCTCGGCGTTTATAACACCGAGGCGGTTTGTGAAGCAGCTGCCGCAGAGCAGCACGTGAAAGGACAGTGTTACCCGTACAAATCGGCTGACGACCAACAGCCAGCGTTACATTTTTAATCGAGTTTCGACCAATGGCTGTTGCCAGCCTGATGCCAGGTGCACATGGCATCGTGATGGTAATCCCGCCATCAATACCAAACAGGAGACGAAGACCTGATCTGGTTAAATTGGAAAAGTTCTCTTTGCCCGTCGCCCGTGGCGGGCCTTTTTTCCGGAGGATTTATGTCAGCGAACGAACTGGCATTGCGATACAGCACCGCACCGGCAGAGGAGTTAATCGGCATCCTGCCTGTTCTTGAAGTTAAAGAAGCGCTGCGCGGTGAAGTTGAAGAAGACGTTATGGATGAAGTCTGGCAGGAGCACCAGTTTGAAATGGAGGCTGTTGAGGAGCAGACCGAGGAAGCGAACCGCCTGGCGCAGAAGTTTGAACTGGTAGCGGAGACGTTCGGAACAGCGATTAAGCTGGCACTGACCCTTCCATACGGCGAAGCGATTCAGGTTCTGCAGGATGCTATTGAAGATAACCCTGGCTATGGCCGGGATCCGGTGAAGGGATAGACCATGGAATTTGGAATGAAACGAGTGATGGCATCTGTCCAGGCTGTTGCGGTTCTGGAAAGAATCTACTGCGGAAAACCAGTTCCCCTCGCCACACTGAGTAAAGAATCGAAGCTCTCGGTTTCCTACCTGGAGCAAATTTTTAAGCGGCTGCGCAGCGGCAAGCTGGTCACCTCGCACAGAGGACCGGGCGGCGGATATAGCCTTCGTGAAGGTGATATCTCAGTTTCAGCAGTCATCCGCGCAGTCAGCAAGATCCCGTCGAATACCACGTTCGACCCGGTTCTTGATGCACTTGATGGAGTGCTTATCTCTCAGCTGGCGAATAAGCCCGGCGCCCAATAAGCACAAAACCCGCGCAAGGCGGGTTAAGTACCCGGTCAGCCGACCAAAGCTTTCCGGAATCGAGTTTTGACCAATGACCACTACCCAAGGCGGCGATCATCAGCTGTTGGGTATCTTACACCCAAATGAGGCTCCAAGATGGAATTTTTTTATCATATTAAGGCAACCCAGAAATCAGGAAAACCTGACGGCGTTCTGTGGTTTACAGCCAAAACCGAATCGCGCGCGGCGCTGCAACTGGATGTCGAGCTGGAAGACGCTGGCATCGAAACCGGCCGCGGCAAAGATTACCTGAAGCCGGTCCGCACTGATTTTCCTGTCTTCAATGATCTGCCGGAAGAAAGCACCATAGATTACACCTGGTGTGAGCGCTATCAGCTGGCCGATGACCAGCGCACCTGGAACGTGATCCCGGGTGCCGCATCTCAGAGCGAAACCACCATCGCCCTGGACAGCGCCACCAGCGATGTGGATCTCTCTGATGCGCCGGTAATACCTTTCAGCTCTACGTTGTTGGCAAACCGCACCCAGGCTGTACGCTTCGCCGTCCATATACTGGGTGACAAATATCTTTCGGAGATCAGCCAGGAGCAGCAGATCGTCGCAAACGAAATGGCGATGGATGAGGGAAATATTTACTTCCAGAACCTGCTGCAGGCCAAAAATGATGTTCCTGATTTGAGCGAGCTGTCTGGGCATGCTGAGTGGAAATTGGTCCAGGCCATCAAAGACGTTTTCCCTCAGGACAAAGTGCACGAACCGGCGCTGCTGGCCATCTTCATGTCGAGCTGGATTAAAGCCGAAGCTGACGAGCGCAATAAGCTGGTTGACGACTGGAAGAGCGGAAAGCTTCCAGCCAAGGAAGAACCTGAGAACTTATTTGAGCATGGCCTGAGGATCAGTAAACATGATGACGGGGGCGCTCATTATCCCGTCTGCAAAATGCCATTCCGCAAACAGCTCTTGGCTCAGTTGACAGCTGACGAACTGCGCCATCATATCAGCCGCAAAGAACACGCTGATCTTCACTTAATGGAAATGGACACAGATAACGGATATGTCCAGAACCTGCTTTTAGCCGCTGAGAATTCTCCAGAAGTTAAGGCTTATGACACCAAAGACCTGTGGCGCTACACAAAAGCGATCCGAGAAGTATTCAGCATGGATAAACGCCATGAGCTGGCGTTACTTTTACAGTTCACGAAAGCCTGGGTAGCCACCCCATATATCGATCGCGGGATCCTGACGCGCGAATGGGCAGCGGGTAACCGCATTAATCTCGTGCAGCGTACAGATGCTGGCACCAATGCCGACGGCGGGTATGTCACCGACCGCGGCGAAGGCGCACACCACACCCTGGAGACCCTCGATCTGGAGATCGCCAGCGCCCTACTGCCAATGGACTTCAACCATCGAGAAATCCCGGGCAGCATCGCGCGCCGTGCCAAAGAAATTATTGCGAACAAAGAAGAACCATGGAAATCGTGGAGCAAAATTCTGCGCAACCAGCCGGGCATTCTGGCGGTTAATCGCACAGCCATTTTCAACCTGGTGCGTATCGCGCCGGAAAATATCCACCTGGACCCTGTTGCTCACCTAGAGTTCGTTAACCAGACGATGACGGCTGAGTTTAATGCTGCCGTTGAGTTGCTGCCACTGCCTGCGCCAGCTGCTGAACCTGAGGTGCGGGCAGCACAACCGGGCGGCAGCGGAAAAACCGATCGCAATCCTAACTACATACCCGACTTTGACGGGCTCGATACTGAGATTGCGTTGGCAATGCTGTCAGCGGATTTCAATATTTACGACATTCCAAGTGATGCCTTCCACCAGGCAAAGACTATCGTCGCAGCGAACGACAGTCCGTTTAAAGAATGGTCTGAAGCTTTGCGCGCAACGCCTGGCATTCTGGATTATTCCCGTGCTGCAATTTTTGCACTGATCCGTAGTGCTCACCCTGAATATTACAAACAGCCAGGGCGTCTGGTCGGATACATCGCCGCTAACCTGATCGAAACCGACCATGAGCATCCTACAGCGGAAATGCTGACGGCGGCGCGCCACACTCCTGAAGTGAGCTGGGAAAGTGAAGTTAACGAGCAGATCGAAGCGGAAAAAGCCGCTGCCAGCAAGCCACAGGTCGCAAAACTCGGCGGCGGCATGTTCGCTATCGATGGCCTGACGGACGAAAAACAACCAGAAAATGATGACCGTTCACCGGTTAATAAGGAGACCACCAGCGATGTGCAGATGGAAGAGACTAACCCGGCGAAAGGAGAAAGTGTTGGCGCGGTTCCAGCAGGCGAAAGCACTGATGCAGCTACTGCGCAAACAGATGCCGTAGCGGTAACCATCTGCGCTGGCTGTGGTACCGAAGGTGGCGGCGGTTGCCCTGACTGTGGCGCCGCGGTTGGCGATGCAACCTATGCGGTGATGGAAGCGGGTCTGAAAGAGGAACCGGAGGCGCTAGGGGCTGATACCTCAAGCTCGGAAACCATGTTCACGCACCTGATGATGGATCTCGAAACCATGGGCAAAAAACCGGGTGCCCCGATCGTTTCAGTGGGGGCCGTATTCTTTGACCCGGCCAGCGGTCTGACCGGTGCTGAGTATTATCAGGTGATTAATCTGGAATCGTCGATGTCATTCGGGGCCAGGCCAGACGCCAGCACTATTCTCTGGTGGCTCAAGCAATCGCCGGAAGCACGATCTGCAATCGTGGTGGATGATACGGTCGGCCTGGTGGAAGCGCTCGAGCAGCTTCTCGATTTCATCGCTGAGAACGCAGCCAACGGTTCTAAGAATGTGCAGCTCTGGGGGAATGGTAGTTCGTTTGATTGTTCTCTTCTGGAAGCAGCATTTGAGTTGGCCGACACGCCCTTCCCGATCCCGCACTGGAACTACCGGGACGTGCGAACCGTCGTTGAGCTGGGTAAAGCTGTTGGGCTAAATGCTCGCTACGACATCCCTTTTGAAGGCGATCAGCATAACGCCCTGGCCGACGCCCGCCACCAGGTCAAATACGTATCGGCTATCTGGCAACGCCTGACAGCAATCTGATTTCTTTTATTCACCTTTTGGCCCTGCAAAGGGCCATTATCTGGAGAAGATAATGTCCAGGTTAGTTCTATTATCTGAATGGGCAAAGCGCGAATTTGGAGAGCCGGTGCCCGGAACATCCACCCTTTGCAAATACGCCAAGAACGGCATGATTTCACCGCCCCCATGCAAAGTGGGAAAAAGCTGGCGCGTCGAGGTCACGGCCCGGTTCGTTGGCTTATCAGCAGAACCAGAGATAAAGAAACAGGATCACCCGCTCCTGAGGAGGATTTTAGAAGATGGCGCGACCTCGGAAACATAACGTATCTATACCAGGCCTTTCCTGTTTTCTGGACTCGCGCACCAAGAAAGTTTACTGGCGGTATAAGCACCCTGTTACTGGGAAATTTCACGGCCTCGGCACCGATGAAAGTACCGCCAAAGAAATTGCCATTGAAGCTAACAGCCGTTTAGCCGAACAAAAAATGAGGCATCTGATCCGTGCTAAAAATGACATCAACAATCGCCTGGGCGGAGCCGCAACGATCAGCGAGTATTTGGTCCGGTACAAAAAGCTTCAGGAAGAGCGGCTGCAACAAGGCGAGATTAAGCTAAATACATTCAAGCAAAAGGCCTCACCGTTAAAGGTTCTTGAGGAATCTTTGGGGCCACGCCAGCTGGATGAGATTACCGTAAAGGATATTGTTTCGATTCTGGAAGATTATAAAGAGAAGGGACATAACAGGATGGGGCAGATTTTCAGGAAGGTTACGATCGATGTGTTTAAGGAAGCGCAGCAAGTCGGAGAAGTCCCGCCTGGATTCAACCCGGCGCTTTCCAGCAAGAAGCCCCACGTAAAGATCAGCCGGCAAAGGCTTACTTTCGAGGAGTGGATGCTTATCTTCAACGCGGCAGAAAAAGACAATTATTTCCTTCAACGCGGTATGCAGCTCGCCATTATCACCGGGCAGCGCCTGTCTGATATATGCAACATGAAGTTTACTGACATCCAGGAAGGTTGTTTGTGTATCGAGCAAAGCAAGACCGGATACAAGCTGGCCATTCCTTTAGAGTTACGCTGTAACGCACTTGGCATCTCGCTCGGTGAGGTGATCTCATCGTGCCGCGACAAGGTCCTGAGCCCTTACTTGTTGCATCATCACCACGCTAAAGGGAAAGCCAAGCGGGGCGGCATGGTTAAACCGGCAACCTTAACTGTCGCATTTAGCAAAGCGAGAGATAGCGTCGCGTACGAGTGGGATAAAAACGGCACGGCGCCGAGCTTCCACGAACAGCGATCTTTATCGGAGCGGCTTTACCGCGATCAAGGTATAGACACTCAAGTTTTACTTGGGCACTCCAGTGTAATCATGACGAATAAATATAATGACACTCGAGGAAAAGAGTATAAAAAACTGGTCATTTAA